CCAAGTGAGTGGTAACACTCAGCACCACAAACGCCAAAGGGAAGGCAATCATAATCCCAATGCCTACGTCACTCAGCACCTCGACAGCCACCTTCTTATCTATCATGCAAAAAAATCTGGTTGTATATCCTTCTGCACAGCTTCCAGCCTTGCACAAGCAATATCAAAATACTCTCGTTCCATTTCAATACCCACAAACTTAAAGCCTTCCAGTAAAGCTCCCTTACCAGTGCTACCACTACCCATAAAAGGGTCTAAGACCACCCCACCTTGCGGTGTGACGAGGCGACACAGGTATTTCATCAACTCCACTGGTTTGACTGTGGGGTGAGTGTTCTTTCTTGTTTGGTTAGGCTTCCACCTTTCAACTAAAGTCTTGGAGCCATCTTCACGCACTAAAGCTCGACCCCTTGTATCTAATCCTTGTAAGTTTTCTGTGGGTGCTTCTTGTTGTTCCAACCCCTCATCTCTATCTTCCTTACTCGCTTTCGCACAATAGAAGTAACGAGATGCTGTGCCTTCACTACCAAGTCTAGCGGTAGTAACTCCAACTGATTTACCATACACATTAGCATCAGCATTACCGAAGCCTTGTTTGGTTCCTTCTTTTATAGAGCCAGATTTAGTCTCTGGAAATATCTCCAACACCTCCTCAGAACCATCGTGCATGACATTGGCTGGGAATCTGCCTTCTACTGCTTTTTGACCAGTGGTGTGATTAGTTTGACCTTGCCCAGAAAATTCTCCTGTCTTTGCATCTCTGTATGATGTGGTTCTATATTCAAGAGATTCTGTTCCAACTCGACACCCATCTATATTAATCCCACCAGTACCATGCTCTAACACATTCTCTGCCACACTACCCTTAAAGGGTTTCCTCGCCATAACAATCGGCTCATGAGCTGGCTTGAGTGCTGTACCCCAACCTTCGTATTTTTGTGCTTCTTTAGTGTGAAACCTGACATTTTGTATATGTTTTTTTTCAGAATAGTCTTTATCTCTATAACCTTGATTATGTTGCATCTTGCTATAACCAATTTTGCTATCTACTAAATCGCCATCTAATTTATTCCAGTCATTCCAATTTGCTGAACCATGTGTAAGTTTGCCCTCAATCCCTTTAGCTATATTATAAGACTTAGGAAAGCCACTGCCATAGATCCACATGAGCTGATCTCGTATCTCAAACCCAGCATCTTCGATGGGGATAACCCCACGATGATAAGTGCGTGAGCCAAAGAAGGACAACAAGTGTCCACCACTTTTCAAGGAGTTCGCTACTTTTCGCCACAGTTCTTTGTTGGGAACATCATAATCCCACTGTTTACCCATGAATGACAAACCATAAGGTGGGTCGGTAACACAGCTATCCACAGCATCTACGCTGTCCAGAATTTCATTACTATCACCGCAATACAGCGTGGCGTTGCCGATAACTTCTTTAAACAACCTCTAACTCCACTGGATTGAACAAATCTTCTTGGGGGCTTACCAGTCTTACCTTCATTATCTTAATGTATTCTTCATTCAGTTCAATCAGAACTGCGTTCCTATTATGCTTATTGGCTACTTCTGCTGTAGTTCCAGAACCACCAAAAGGATCTAAAACTGTACCGGGTTTGGTTTCGTTGCTTTTGCATTGGCATTGTTTTTGTAACCCCAAGTCTTTGGTTTCGCTAACATTAAAACGAGTATCGCCATTAAGTTTATCGTATTCTGTCTCATACTTACTGGGTCTGTATCTAGGGTCGTCTGGTGGTAGCTCCCATCTAGGGGTTCTTTTTATCTCCACCTTTCGTTCATAAGGCGTATCACACTCAACACACACCTTCTCTGGACAACCAGCCAACACACAGGGTTCTATTAAATCCACAGGAAAGGTTGCAAAGTGAGCTTCTTTAAATGGTTTGGTGGTGACAGTCCACACCGACCTTTTATTTTTTTTGCCATCACCAGCGTTTGTGCTATCAATTCCGATTTCTTGTCTTTTTATAATAGATGGATGATTTAGTTCAGCCTGTTTTCTGCTTCTTAAAATTCCTAAATCTTTGTCAGAAACAGCATCTTCCTTTATCGCTTCATTATCAAAGTAATACTTCTTGTTCTTACTCAGTAAGAAGATATATTCATGCGACTTGGTACAACGATCTGTCACACTCTCTGGCATCGGGTTGGGTTTGTGCCAGATGATGTCTTGTCTTAAATACCAACCATCAGCTTGTAGAGCAAAAGCCACTCGCCAAGGGATGCCAGCCAAGTCCTTATCTTTATAAAAGGGATGTCCATACAAATCTTTTTTACCCCCCCTTTGTAAGTTGCCTAATTTTTTTTCGTTCTTGCCACCACCCAAAATGCTTTGTTCTTGGGTTGAATATCTACTTTTGCCACTTATATAACTATCACCTAAGTTAAGCCAGACAGTCCCAGAATCTTTTAAAACTCGTCTGACTTCTCTAAAGACTTTGACTAAGTTCTCCACAAATTCTTCTGGGGTATCTTCTAAAC